AGGTTGCTTGCCGTGCCGTGTTCGCAACGTGCTGAACGGCAGTGCGGACAACCGTTTCAGCCTCACGGCGGTTGGTCATGGCGAGGCCGTCCTTGTAGTTTGCCTTCTTCGTGCCAAGGACTTCGCGGACGAGCTGTCCGTTGGTCTTGCCCTCAGCCCATCCATTGCGAATCGCGCCCTCAACCCGCTTGATGGACGCTAGACTATGGCCCTCAACGAAACCTTCAAGGAGCTGGCCAGTGGCTCGCACGGGGCGGGATTCAACGGTTTTCCAAACGGCAGAGGCGCTCGGCACGATGAACTTGTCGCTTTCGTCAGCGAGCCGCGTCACCCATGAGTCCAGGACGCCGGCCTCACGCTCAGCGCTGAAAGTCGCGGTGTCCTTGAGCTTGTCAACGAGCCGCTTGGTCTGCTCGGCGTAGATTTCAAGTTGCTTTTGACGCAGGTCGTCAAGCAGTCGGTCAAGGTCGCGTCTTGTGAGGTCGCTGAGAAGGTCGCTTTCCAGGTCCCGCAGTGTTTGCGCTATGGCCCGTTCAACCTTCACCTCGCTGGCCAGGATGTCCTGGACCATGCTCGTTTTGAGGCGCTCAAGCAAGACCTGATGGCGGGTCGCGTCATCCAGGATGGCTTGATATGTTCGGCGGGATTTTCGCATCACTTGGCGGGGTCAGTGTTTTTCGGCTCTGCGGCTTTCTTGGCGGGGTCCGGCTTGGTTCCGTCAGGCTTGGCAGGCTTGGCGGGTTCCATCGGCAACCCCGTCGCAGGGTCAAGCATAGGAGCGGGCGGGAACAGTGCCTTGTCCTCCTCAAGCTGGGACTTGTATTCCTCAAAGTCTTCATAGCCAACTCCGGCCGCCGTGATGTTGAAGCGGTATTCCTCCGTGGTGATGCCGTTAGCCTGCCATTCAGCAAGCAACTGAGCCCGCTCTTGCGCCGTCATTTGTGACAGGTCAAAGTCCGTGCTCAACGTGAAGCAGATCTTGCCACCCTTGCCGTCGTCCTCCTCGCCAATGAACTGACCCGCCCAAACGAGCGCTTGACTCACCCCCTCGCTGACGTTGTTCGCACTGGAACTGAGCACGCTCACGGACATGCTCCTGTCGTTGCGGCTTTCAGTGGCTGTCCGTTGAACCTCGTGCTGCTGAACCAACTGAGCACCGAGCGCAACCATCTTTTCCTCCAGGTCGGTGAGGGCCTCCTTGGCCATCGTGTTCGGTTGCGCTTGGAGCAGCATCGCTGTCGCTTGAAGCGGCAGTGGCACGGCGGCACGGGAGCCAAGCATGATCTTGCCGTTAGGGAACACATCCTTGACCCAGTCCTTGGTGAGGCCGGTGAACACGGGCGTCGGCTGACCGCAGATGAACACCGACTCGCGGTAATCCGCCTCCGTCATATAGTGATGGATATTCAAGCTGGCCAAGTCAAACAGAGGAGCGCTGTTGACGTTCGGCGTGTTTTCCTGCCATCCAATGAACTTGAACGGGATTTCCGCGAACGGCTTTCCTTTGCTGTCAACCGGCGTGATGGGATAGCCGTCAACGATGCTCCATGCGTCATTGCCAGTGTCCTTCCGCCAGAGCTCAACGGTGTAGGAGTATGGACCGGTCCCTGGAGTGGCTTGAGTTAGGCGGAGCACGCGGTATTGAACGTCCACCTCGCTGGCAAAGCCGTCGTCACTTGTGGCGTATTCCTCCTCCAGGACAACCAAGGACAGGAGCGCTTGAGCACCGACCTCAACCGTCCGCCAGTTGATAACCTTGAACGGGGAGTAGCTGACCAGCTTCGGGCGGATGTTGCCGCTGTCCAGGTCCGCAACGGTGGCAACCGTTTTTCCTTCAGGGAGCAGAGGGTAGTCAGCGAGCAGTCCCGCTCTGCCGTAGGAAAGCACGCGGGACAGGAGCAACTTGGCAAGCTGTTCAAGGGTCTGGCCAGTGCCGTCAATGTTCTTTTTGATAAGCTCCAATCGCGGTGTGAGCACGGCAACGCTTTCCTTTTGAAACACGTGACCAACGAGGCCTTCCAGCGTGCGACCCGTTGCGTTGAAGAGCACGGCTCGCATCTTGTATTGTTTGTATCGTTCATCCGCTTCAGCGGACTTGTCCTCAGGGTTGGGACGCGGCAGATAGTATTCCCCCTTGGACTTCACAGCCTGCTCGCCGTTGACGACGTCCCGGATCATGGTCCATTGCGGCAGTTTGTCGTCATACTGCTGATGGTGCGAATCTACTTGCGGTTTCTGCGATTTGGTTGACATATTCGTTGGTTCTAGCTAGTGTGGAAGGTTGACATTGAGCTGGCGGACAAAGTCAGGAGCGGCGTCAAGGACCATATAGCGGACCTCGTCATAAGCGTGGTCCTCAGCAGTAGTGTCCACGTCGTCAGGGTCGTCCTCATCACGCGGCAGGACTGGCAGGGTTTGGAGCGCTGCCTCACAGTGGTCCATGAAGTATAGTCCGGCGCCTTCACCCCGATATGAGTTTTCAAGCGCATCCCTGATGAGTTGCAAGCCGTTGCGCCGTGATCCGGCACGCTTATCAGCAGGGAACCATTCAATGCCCTCCTCGGCCATTTTAGAGGCGATGCTGTTTGATTCCTTTTCAACGACCGCAAAGATCTGTCCATCCGCCGGTCCCGCTGACGGCCGTCGTGGAATCCAACCGCATTGGACGAGGTGCTCCTCGCGCTGTTTGATCCCCTTGGCAACGTCCCTCGCACTGAGCTTGAGGCCTCGGTTTGTGCCTAACTCCTCGGACCCATAGAACTCGTGGCAACGGACTAGACTGCCAGCGGGGAGGCACATCTTGGTCCCATTGAGCAGCGTGAACTCCTCGCCGTTTGACCTCGCCCAGAAGCCGACGCTGAACGGGTGAGTGGATCCCCAGTCAAAGGACCGTGTGACGCGCCATTCCGCAGGGACCTTGAAGCGTGGGAGGACCTGCTTGGCAGGGTGCCAGACACCCTCAAGCGCTCCGCCTACGTCAATGTCCCAGTCCCCGTGGAGCCATGCCTTGCGTCGGTTCGGGTCCGTAGTGTTTTCCAGCTCAAGGATATACTCAGGGGCGAGGTAGATGTTTTCCTTGTAGCTTCCAAAGATGCGAACCCGGGTCTTGGTGACAGGCTCGCGCTTCTGGGAACGCGGGTTGAACACCTCTTGCGTGTCATGGAACGCAACTCCTGGAGCGAACGTGCCGATGCGGAACTTGCGCTTGACCCAGATATGGCCGGGTCCGTGCGGGTTGGTCGTGCTGAAAATTACTAACGGGATGTTCGGCAGCGGCTTGTCCTTATTCGGTGAGTGGAAAGCAGGCACAAAGGACGAGCGGTTGCATGACATCATCATGTCATACAGCTCGCTGGTCGGTTGCTTTGTGAGCTCGTTCCAACCGATGAAGGGATACTCGTGTCCGTGATAGTTGTGATAGTCCTGCGTCCGCTTCATGTGACGGAACAGCAACTCCTCGCCTGTCGGCCAGACCCACCGCAGTCCACCGCCTTGAATGAACTTGGCTCCGTCGTTGAACTGCGGGAACCATCGCAGGCTCTTGCTGATGATGTCATCCAGGTTTTTATACTGTCTGTCAAAGATCACACCGCGCCAGAACATGCCATAGCCTTGACCCACAAAGCGGCGGAAATACATCAACTGAGCGTCGGTCTTTCCAGGTCCACGTGTCCCCTCGTAAAGGATTTCGTTCGCAGGACATGAAAGAGCCAAGCGTTGTGAGCCCTCAAGCGGACGCCAGACCACGTTGGGAGGCTTGTCCTCAGGGACCGCCATCTTGCTGAGCAAGCCACCCATCGCAATTGAGCTGCGATTGACGTTCGTGTTGAGCCCGATGCTTGAACCCTTCGGCCGGCCTCCCTTGTTTGGCAGTGCCGCGTTCATTCCGTGACCTCCTGTTTCAACTTGGCTTGCGCTTCAGCGGCACGCGCCTCCCAATCTGCAATGGTTCCCAAGCCATCAACGACCATGACTCCGCCGTTAGGTGAGGCCTCATGGGTCATTGCACGCAAGCGGTCGTCAGGCTCCATGCACAAGACCTTCGCAAGCTGTCGCTGAGCGGACACTCGTGCGATAGGGTTGGCGTCCGGGTCAAAGTTGCACGCGTCCCTATACATCAGGGAAAGCACGTTGTCGTCCGTGGCGATTTGTTGCTTGCGGAAATTCTGCACGGCCTCACGCAACTTGCGTAGGACGAGCCAGTGGCGGCAGTAGGATTTCGCAAGGGATGGTGCCTCGCTTTCAGCCACCCCTAGTCTCAGCATCGCCCTAACGCCATTGAAGTCGTAGAGGTATTCGTTGGCGAACAGGGTGGCACAAACTTCAGCGGATGTGACCTGCTCAGCGTCCCAGAGCATGAAGTCGTCCGTTGGCAGTGCGGTCATCTGCGAACCGAAGAAGCGGGTTGCTTCATAGGTTTCATCAGTGCCAGTGCCGAAGTTTCCTTGCATGTTCATGCTGACTTGAGTAGGTCCCTGAGCCGTTCCACCTGCTCGGGCGTTCGCAGATTTTCGGATAGCACGATTTCCATGAGCGCGCAAGCGGAAACTCCCAGCGACTCACTGTCTTCACGGAGCCGCTTGGCAACGGCGGGATGCATCCTAAAATTGCAAAGGACACGGCGAGCGCGTGAGGTCAGGAATCGCTTGGGACCACGGCAACGGGTCGTCATCAGCTCCTTGACGCTGGGGACGCGCAAGTTAGGGTTGTCCATGCGGACAGGTTGATGGTTGGTTGCTTTGTTCATAATGGCTCCGTGAGGGGTCGGTTGACAAGG